TAATCGTTTAATATATCTTAATGAAGGTATTAATTGGGTTGAATTTCCAACTCCTCCTGAATTTGTTCATATTAAAATACCGAGATACTAAAATAAAATCTTATACTTAAAATAGAAAAGAAAGATAATAATGGCAGATGTAGCTTCATCATTTCCTAAATCATTAAGTTATTCAATCAAATCAATGGTTGGTAATATGAGTCGAATTGGAGTTAAAATGACTCCAGATCGAACTACTGGTATTGTTCCTAATGATGTAGTAACAATTAAACTACCTAATTCTTCTTTGGTAGATCTTCGAACATTTAATTTCTTTTATCAATTTTCAACCAGTTCAACTACTGGAACATTCATTCATCCTCGTTATTCATCTTCTATCTTAGAACGAGTTTCTATAATCATCAATGGACAAACTATTTCAATTACTCCAGCTTATAATCTTTTATATAATACCCTAATGGATTTAGAAGGTTCATCATCTGACCAATTCTCAAAACGCAATGTTTGTGAATTCTTTGATCCATCACTTCGTCATACAATCACTGATGCTACTTCAGCTGCTGATGCTCAGATTGTTGGAACTAATGCTCTTCTTGCTGCTACTGCTGCTCCTTCAAAATGGGATGGAGCTATTACTCATTGGTTAGGTTTCCTTGGTTCTTGTGTTCCTCAAGTTTTGGATACATCAGATCTTGGTGATGTTTTTATTCAACTCCAATTTGCAAATCCTTATATCTTACCAGCTACAGTAGCAGCAACTAGTTTAACTCTTGCTGGTGGATCATTTACTCTTGACACCCTCTATGCTACAGTCGATGTTATTTCTTTTGCTTCAGATGAATATTATAATCTTAAAGCTTCTAAATTAGCATCTTCAGGTCTTAACATTGGTTTTTATGAATATCTAAATGCTCGATTTGCTAATATAACAAAAAGCACTGGTATTAATATCAATTGGAATGTAAGTGCTAATTCCCTTGATCAACTAATTGCAACTTGTCAAAAGGGTGATGCTCAGTCAGCTTGGAAACGAATGATTGTTTATGGTTCTAATGATGTAGGTTCAACTGTTTTCAATATGGCTCAATTATCAGCTAATCCAGTTCTTTATACCGGTAACACTGGTTCAACACAAACTGAGACTAATGGAGATTGTTTTATGAATAGTCATTACTTTGTTAGAAATGGTCAATCACTTAAGGAAGCTCGTTGGTCAATTAATAATCGGCCAATTAACTATGGTTATCTAACTCCAAAAGAAGTTTTTATTCAAACTTTAACTGCTCTTGGTTACAATCAAATTGATCTTGGTTCTAATGGTCTTAATATTGGAATCTGGTCACTCCAACATTTCCTTAAATATTACTTTGCTCATATCATTGATCTAACAATCCAAGATACTCAAAACTTTTGGATTAGTGGTCTTAATTCCCTTGGTTCTACTCTTACAGTAACTTATGAAGCTAATTTCAATGGTTCTTCTAATACACAATCAGTTACTCCAGTTCTTTATGCTCGTTTATCTAAAATCCTTAGTGTTCAAGCAGGCCGTAACTTGACTGTTATCTAAGTTTATAATCTAACTTAATAATTAGAAAGGAACAATGAGTTTATATTTAGGTAATAATCTTGGTAATACAAATGCTAAAACTTTGTTTAGAGACTTATTTATGATTGATGCTGATGAGAAAGAAGCAAGAGAAACACGAAAGCCATCAATTGCTAATACAACTGTTAACATCCCAGAAGTTGATCCAACTTTTAATAAAGCTTATAATTACAAAAGAAGTGGAGAATACAAATATGAAGATCCATTCCCAAATAATTCAAGACCTCTACAATGGAGTTATGATGGTCGAAATTTAAGTTTATTAAATACACTTGAATATAATCAAAAACCTAATTATCCTGATGTAATAACTCCCTACCCACAAAAGATAGTAGGTCAATATTAAATTCGTTTATTTTTATTTGTTTAAATTTCTATAATTAAATAAAGATGGTATTAGACAAAGAAGCAAGAGTTGAGTTATTGAAAAAAGCTCGTGAAGCTAAAATGGCAAAGAAGATGATGAAACAACAAGAACAACAAGAAGAACGAGAAGCTAAGGAACGAGAAATTGAGACTTATATCGAAGAAGTTGAAAAAGGTGAATATGAAGAGAATAATGAAGATCTTGAAGAGTTAGTTGCTCCAAAGAAAACAAGAAAACCAAAAACAAAGAAACCAACAAAGAAAACACTTGAACTTAATCTACCAGTAAAAGAAGATGTTGAAGTGGAAGAAACTATTAGAGTAAAAGCACCATCAAAAAAGAAGGTCATTCGAAGAAAAGTTGAAGTAGAGGAATCATCGACTGATGAAGAAGTAATTGAAGAAGTTGTTCGTATTCCTAAGAAAGCTAATCAAATTAAACAAACACGAAAAGTTATGTTAGATAAATTGGCTGAACAAAATAGAATGAGACTATTAAGCGAATTATTTCCTTAATTATTATAGATAAGTAAATATGAATATAATTGAAAAATCAGTTCCTCATATTGATAATAAACCAATAGTTGTTAAAAAGAGAATAGTTCCACAATCAACAAATCAATCATTACCTTTATTATTTCATACTATGATGTTAACAGGAAAGAAAGGTGCTGGTAAAACTTATAAAATCGTTAAATTATTACAATTGTATGAACAAGGTAGATTAAGAGACAAAGAAGGAGTCGAATATAAAATGAGAATTATTCTTATTGCTCCAACCGCTAATTCAGGTTCTAATGAAGTTTATAAAACTTTAAAAACTATTGATCAAGAAAATGATATACATCTGGAATATAGTGATTTGTTATTAACTAAGATCTTAGATGATATAAAGACTAAACAATCAGAATTTGAACATTTCCTTGCTTATAAGAAGATTTATGATAAGTTTATGAGAGTTAAAGATACTGAAAGAATGGAATTAGATGAATTAGAAATCTTAGAAGCTCACGAATTTAGAACACCAAGAGAAGCTTATGGTGATATTAAACCTATAGTAACTTGGATTATTTTTGATGACTTAGTTGGCACTGGTGCTTTTAATCGTAAAGCTAAATCATTAATAAGTAATTTAACAATTAAACATCGGCATTTAAGGACTAATTTAATATTCACAACTCAGTCATATAAACAATTACCAATGATCATTCGTGTTAATATCGATATCTTAGTTTTATTTAAGACTGGTAGTGATACTGAACTAACTAAGATATTCGAAGATGTTAGTGGTTATATAAAATATGATCAATTCCTACAATTGTATGATTATGCAACTGATGATAAAAATGATGCATTAATTGTTATTAATAATTCAATGGAAGGTAAAGGAACTCGTTATTATAAGAATTGGGATATAGAACTTTCAATGGAATAATTTTCTATTTAATTATTAATAATGTTAAAAAGTAATCAATTTAAGAAAACTGAAGAACTCTACCCATCCGAATTTACTGATGAAGATAAAACACAATTCGATATTTTATTGGAACAAGCTAAAATAGTTCATTCTCAGGTTTATAATTCTGATCCTTGGATTATTCGTCTTGCTATCATTGCTTATATTCGTATTAATAAAGGAATGTCGGAACCTTATACAAATGAAGAGTTAGAAGAACTTAAGAATAAATATAAATTAGAAAGTCGTGAGTTTGTTACAAATAGTAATGATCATCCTTATCTTTATGATAAAGACAATAATCCGATCTTTAAACCTGATTCTTATTTCTATGAAGAAGTTAATTCAAATGTTGTTACAACTTCAAATCTTGAACTAACTAATGATAAAATTATTTTAAATACTATTTAATAGAATAATAATGAGTATTGATACTAAATATACTTATCAATCTAATCCTTTTAATATGCAAGACCAAGATAAACATCCTTATAATAATCGTCAAGGTTTATTACCATCTTACCAATATAAGAAATCAAGAGTAATTCATCTTAATACTGCTTTTGCTACAACTAATGTTAGCAATGGTAATACTTATTATGAGTTTTCTTGGGAGTTACCTCAATTCCAATTGTATAATAATTCTAAACTAAAAGTCATTGGTTATATATCAAATGAAAGTTCAGCTAAACTTATTGTTATCAAAATTAAAGATTTACTTATTGATAATAATTCAACTTATAATAGTGATAAAGAAGCCTACCCAACTCTTTTCATTAATCATACTGGTGTAGCAAGTCAAGTTCCTAATAATCAATTTTCACTTACTCTATTACCACAAATCATTAATCGTATTACAATCACTCTTTCAAATTCATTAAATGCTCGTAATGCTGGTTTTAGTATTTCAACTAATAATGGTCATTTTGTTCTTTCTCTTTTAATTGAAGATGATGACCTTCAAATTGATAATGCAGTTAGTCAATATAAGTAATTGCCTTGCTTTATTTATTTTTATATAATAGAATAATGGATCTTACTCCACCAACTATTGATAATCGACAAGGATTGGAACCATCCTTTATATATAAGAAAAAATCAATTATCTTATGGTTAAACTCTCAATATGTATCATCATCAGTCTATCTTAATAATAAGTTTTACGAGTTATCATTTGACATACCACAAATCACTTTATTCAATACAACTAAACTTAAAGTTGTTTCTTATATACATCAATCAACATCAGCTAAACAAATGATAATAAGAATTAAGAATTTACTTTATGATGGTTTATGTTCTCATCCTTTAAACTTTCCAATTTTATTTGTAGCTAATACGAATATTGAAAGTCAATTAGAAAATCAAGATTATTCATTATCTTTATTACCACAAACAATTAATAACTTAACTTTAGTCGTAGATGAACAATTTATAACTAACTTTGATGGTCTTACTGCTGATTTAGTTCAACAAGCAATACCATTAGCAAATTATAGTGATGTTATTAGAAATGGGGTTGTTTATAATCCTGTTGTTTGGTATAAATTTGATACATCAACTAATCTTGGTTTAGATGTTTATGGTAATCAAAATTTAACAAATACAAATAGCACTTATAATAATACTATAATTGTTAGTGGAACTGGTTCTCTTTCTTTGAATGGAACAAATGCTTATTTAAATAAAAATAGTGGTTTTTATGATTTAGATAATAAAGATTTTAGTATATCATTATGGTCTTATAATACATTAACAACACAAATTAATAATCGATGGTTCTTTGATATTGGTAATTCAACACACACAGGTAAAAATAGTCATATTGGTTTATATAGGGGTTCAACTGGTGTAATGACTTTTTATGGAGTTGCTGATAATTTATTTTTTATCACTACTAATTATTATTTAAATCAATGGTTATTTACAACTATAACTTATCAACATTCAAATAGACAATTAAAAATGTATTTAAATGGTGTTAATGTTGCTTCAAGAACAAACACAAGAGATTTTCAAACTGATAAATTTATAAGAATTGGGTCAATTAATACTGGTCTTTTAAAATTCCAAGGTTATATGGATGATTTTAGAATTTATGATACTGTTTTAACTCAAAATGAAATAACTAATCTTTATAATAAAATTAATGTTGTTTATATACCACCTAAGTTTGTTGTTGGTTTAGCAATTGAAGATGCTGATATGGAAGTTTATGATGTAAATAAGAATATTAATTATTTATAGATAATGATTTATAATTACTTTTGTTTTAGCGGTGATAATAAAAATAATTATGATTTTAATTATATCATTGGTGATAATATAACAATACAAAAGAATGAAATCATTAAATTTAAATTAATCAATTGGTCAATAATGAATGCAATGTTAAATGTATCATCACAACACGGTAATAACTCATTCCGAATAACTCTTGATGATATTGATTATATAATAACTATTCCAGATGGTTCATATACATCAACAAGTTTAAGAGATAAATTAAATAGTTTAGTTGTTGATTTAGCATTAGCTTTTAATTATGATAAATTGACTAATAAGTTTTATATTATAACAGCTGAAGATGTTCTTATTAATCAATTATTATTCTATCCAATGAATACATCTTTATTATTAGGTTTCACTAAAGAGAGTTATAATATGCCATATGGAACTTACTATGCTGAATCATTTGCTAATATGCTCAATTATTCAAAAATCTGTTTAACTTCAAAATCATTAGCATTTAATAATACAACTGATAATAACTTAGAAGTCAAATATAAAAATAACTCAGGAATAAATGAAATGATAACTTGGATAAATAGGGATATAGCTCCATTTACAACTATCAGTTATTATAATTATGAGAATGTAACATATGAATTAGCAACTCAGAATTTAAAAACAATTAATTTCCAAATAATGAATGAATATAAACAAGTGATATTAGATGCACCACCAAGTTTTATTCAATTTCAATTAATCATAGAAGACACAACCAATTGGTATCAAAAATTTTATAAATTGATTAATGATATATATTATTCCATTCTTAGTTTGTATTTTAAATAATTTCTTAATTAATTATAGAAAGAATGAATCTACCAACAGTAATGGAAGGTCTAAGAATGGCAAATGATGCTTATGGTGATTGGAAACGAGGAAGAGCAATAAGATTAGGTATGTATAATAATACACCTAAACAATTAGGTCATTATAAGATTATGAATCGACAAATGGGACATTATGTTTAATTAAAAATCAATTTAATATTTTTATTTATAATTGTTATTTCATTTTTAATTTTCTTTTTATTATTTCTTTTTAAAGAAAAATATTTAAAATAGACATCCTTATATTTATAATAATTAAAAAACATTATGAATCCTAATATTAAAAAACAAAAGGATTTAAGTGATGAAGAAATATTTGAATTAAAAAGACAATTACTTTTAGAAGAAAAAGAAAAGAAACTTCTTGCATATAGACTAAAATATAAATTATACGCTATTGAATATCGTAATTATGAAGGTTATATTATTAGTATGAAAGAACGAAATCAAGACCCTGAATATAAAACTGAAAGATTAGAATATATGAGAAAAAACAAAGAACGATATAACGAAGCTAATAAACGGTTTTATTATGAAAATAGAGAAGCAGCTCTTGAATATGCAAAATCTTATTATCAAGCTAATAGAGAAAAATATCTTCAATATGCTAAAGACTATTATCAAAAAAAGAAACTTAATCATCATCAGGAACGAATAAATCAATAGGATTAATCTTGTCATTAGTAATTTTAAGTTTTTTTTTATAACAATCAACACATCTTGGTCGTCTTGGTATAATAGCAATGATAACATCACAATCTTTACATTTACGAGTTGGTTTATCAACTTTCTTCATTTTATAATTAAAATAAATATAAAAATAAATCATTTTTTTTTATAATAACTTAGTTTTTAATTCAATTAGATTAATAGTTGTTTTTCGTTTTTGTTCAGTAATGATTGGTAAATCTTTAGCTTTAATAAGATTAGAAAGCTTACGACCAAATGAAATAGATGAATACTTACATTCAAATTTATTAATACCACACCATTGAACAAACTTCTGAAATAACTCAGTCTTACTAATTACTATTATTGTTTCATTCTCAAAATCAATTTCATCATTAGCAATTGCTTCAATAAATAATTCAACTCTATTTTTATTATCATTATTAAGTTCTTCCATAAATTCAGTTTTAGGAATATGATTTTGGAAATTACCAGTTGGTATAATCTCATCAACCTTAAAATGAAGTAAATATTCATAAATACATCTCAAAGCTTGTTCATTTTCAATGATTTGTTTATAAATATTTTTAAAGAAACCAATATTACCTAAATAATAAGTCGATACTCGATGCGGAGCAAATCTACGACTTTGATCATTCTGAGGCACACAATTATGATTATTAGTTGTTGCAACATAATCACAACGATTAATAATCTCATAAGCTTGAATACCTTTGGGATTAATTGTTAATCTATTACAAGTAATTCTGGATTTTAATTTATCAGCATTAGTATAATTATCAATACCTCTTGCTTCATCTATTTGAATAAATAAACGACCTTTTTCTTCACAATTATGAGAACCATAGATCTGTAATGCTGATTCAAATTGAGCATATTTATCTTCACCAATAACTTTCATAAATATATCAAACCAAGTATTCTTACCTGTTCCTTCATCTGGAGAATATAAGATTTGAAGCACATTAGCTCTTGTAGCTGGTTTTTGTATTTTATTAGCAAAGATAGCTAAACTATAATTCATATATTCTTTTCCAAGTAAGTTCTCACCAAATTCAAGAAATAGATCAATTACTTTCTGATCTGGAACAAATGGTAATAAAGAAATATTAAATGGTGTCCAAAGATTATAAACATCATCAGGAACAATTAAGGGTGGAGGTAAATATTCCATTTCTTTATAAACCCTCATTTGACTATCTTCAAACCAATTATTAATGAAAGAAATAGTTTTCATTGTTTCTGGTTTCTTAGGATTCTTAACTAAACATTTAGTATGACGATAAGCCTTAGCAATTGAATTAATCGCAAATATATTAACTTTATTATTATTATTATAAATAATACAATCTGGATGCATTATTTTAGCATAAGTCTTTTCAAATATAATTTTAAGTTGAGCATAAGTCTTACTAAAGTTTTCATTATAATAATCTATATTATCTTCTTTCAAACATTTCAATAAATAACATAAACCATATTGATTACTTGTTGTTGTCATTTGTTTATTATAATTAGCATCAATATACTTATCAACCTTATTCTCATCATAATTATCACTTAACTCACTAAATGTATGAATCAATTGAAAGCACTTAGTTCTTGATAACTTTCCTCTTCTTGCTGCACCCATAATTGCTAATACAAATGGAGACCAATCTTCATATTTATTACTGCGTTTTGTCTTTATATGATCAATAATAGATAATATATCATTATACAACTTAGTTTTGTTATCATCTTGTTCTTCTTCTTCTTCTTGTTCTTCTTCATAAGATGTCACTTCAAATACATTATTAGTTTTAATTAATGTGCTATCAACTAATTCATTTAAGTCTTTATAACTTTCTTCGATATAAGTAGCAAAGACAGAACTGAATGGATGATTACCAATAATAGTCAAAGGTGGAACAGCTTCATCAATCTTTTGTTTATTACCTAAAGTAAGCATTAATCTATTTTTACTATAAACAGCACGATCACATTCTGGATATTTATCAAACACTTGTTTAAAATAAATTGGAATAAGATAATGAGAAATTCGATGATCTTGAACATAAGCACGAAGTGAGCTTTTAGTTTTGTCATCTTTAACTCGATTAGCTCGATTCATATAAACAACCGTCATTCCAAATTTGTCTTTCATATATGAATCAAATTCATTTTGAAATGAAATATCGAAATTAGTTGAAGTAGAATCAAAATCAAAATAAGGTTTGACTTGTTTAGTATCATCACCAACTTTCTCACCAACACCACCATTTGAATAATCATTAGATTCTAAATATTCATCATACATATTGTCAGTATAAATATTCTTGACTCTATCTTGTTGTTTAATACTTGATACTCGATATACATTATAGGTGTTTTCAATCATTCTTATAATTATAGTTTCTTTAATATTTTAAATCATTTTTTTTCTACTTAAAAATAAAGTAATAAAAATAAGTTAATGTATCAGTATCTTTATTTCCCTAAGAAAGTATTTAGTAATGGAGTATTAACAATTAAAAGTCCATTAATTAATCTTGATGAGGAAACAATGCAATATTATTTTATTAAAGACGATAACATTTGGAATGATGAATATAACTATATTGATCAATATCGTAAGATATATTTAAAAAAAAGAGAGTGTGACGATTTTAAAGATTATTTTATTGACATAAAAAAAAGACAAGCTATTTATGATAAAGAAAGAAAAGAATGGTTTATAACTAAAGCAACTACATCACAGAATAACTTACTTTATTTATTGGGTATGTATAATAAGAATTACAATTGACTAATTTCCTTATATGGTGGGAAGATGGGAAGATGAAAAGTCCGAAAAAATTTTAAAATTTTTTATTTTTTTTGAATTTAGATTTTGGGGGTGTGAAATGGA